TAGGGTAAAATCGATTTAATTATGGAAAATAATACAAATTCAGGTATTAGTGGTGGTGACTTTATTGAGTCAAAACCTAAGAAGACTCGTCAAGGGTCTAGTATGCATACAAAATTGAGTGCTACTTCTCGTAATTCAAGAAGAAAGAGATATCGTGGTCAAGGTAGAGGATGAGTGAACCTATCACCCCAGAGTCAAGTGCAAGAATATGTAATCATATGAATGATGATCATCAAGATGCAGTTGACTCTTATGTAAAGAACTATGGTACATCTGCAAAGATGACTAAGTTAACTCCTACTTCAATGGAGATAACAGTAGAGGTTCCATTTGATCATGTCCTAGAAGATTGTTCAGATGCAAAGAAGACATTAGTTAACATGATTAAATAGTACATCCCTCAAAAAAGCAATGGTGATTAAAGTGGACAAGTCGGAAGGCTTTATCAAAAGTGGTAAAACTCTTATCACTGAAGTTCAGAGTGACCGCTATATGCGGAAGCAAGGAAAAAGAAAAGACGTACAAGAAGGCGAAGTCTTTGATGGTGCTGAGTTGGAAGATGGATTCTCCTTACTAACTGATAAATAGAAACAGCCAATGCTGTGTCTAAATGCCGACCTTTCAGACATTTAAAGATCTGAGTATTACATTCAAGAAACATCCTGTATCAGATGACCTAGTACAGGTGAAAGATAAGGCAGCTATCCTACAATCGATAACTGCCTTACTTTTAACGAATAAGGGAGAAAGACCATTCAAACCAAATTTGGGGTCTGGTATTAGAGAATCATTATTTGAACCATTGGATTATGCCACTGGTGGTTTAATTAGAGGACAGGTTATTGATTGTATCAAAAGATACGAACCAAGAATCTTGCTTGATAATGTAGTAGTTGAACCTGATGAATTAAACAATGGATATAATGTAGAACTCTTCTTTACTATTGTAGGAAGAGATGATGCACCTGAGGCAGTAGAATTCTTCTTAGAGCGTACACGATAATGCCTTATACACAGGTTGCCAACTTAGACTTTGAAGATATCAAAGCATCTCTTAAAGATTACTTAAGAGCACAGTCTGACTTTAGTGACTATGACTTTGAAGGTTCTGCTTTAGCGACCATCATAGACACACTTGCCTATAATACCTATTATACGGCGTTTAATACTAATATGGTAGTCAATGAGTTATTCATTGATTCTGCCACCTTGAGAGACAACGTAGTAGCGATTGCGAAGCAGTTAGGGTACAGACCCAAATCAAAGACTGCACCTACAGCGTATATCTCTTTTGATGTAAATTATTCTCAAGCAACAAACGATAAAGAACTCCTCCTGAAGAAAGGAACTGGTTTTGTAGCAAATTATGATAACACTCTATACAGATACGTTGCCTTAAACGATGCAAAAGGGCAAGTATCTAATGGTGTTGCAAGTTTTAGTGAAGTACCTGTTAAGGAAGGTGCATTGATTACAGACACTTATACAATTAATAGTGCTTCAAAGAATCAGAGATTCATTCTTGATAACCCAAATATCGATAGTAATACAGTTCAAGTAAAAATATTTCCTACAGGTAGTGGTTTTAGCGAACCTTATTTGGTTGCAGATAACATTTTGAATGTTGATGGTAACTCAAAAGTTTTCTTCCTTGATGAAATTGATGATGATAGATATGAAATTATTATGGGTGATGGTACTCTAGGTAAGAAATTAGAGAACGGTGCTGTTATGGAAGTGTCATACCTAGTTACAAATGGTCCTGTATCTAATAGTGTACGTACCTTTGTCTTCAGTGGTGTCCTAGAGAACCCTCAGGGGGTTACACCACCTTCATTTACCACTTCTATCACAAACGTTATTGCAGCGTCAGGAGGGGAAGAACAAGAGACTACAGCAAAAATTAAATTTAATGCACCTAAGTCTTACGGTGCTCAGGATAGAGCAGTCACTGTTGATGATTACGGTGCCATTGTACGTAATGTCTATCCTGCTACGAGTGACATTATTGTATTTGGTGGAGAGGAACAAGAACCACCTATGTATGGTAAGGTATTCATTTCATTGAAACCAACTGATGCAGCATACTTAACATCAGTTACTAAGAAGAAAATCATTACAGATCTTAAGAAGTATGTTGTTGCATCTGTAGAACCAGTAATAGTTGATCCTTCAATATTGATTATCGAACTCAATAGCAAGGTTTATTACAATAGTTTAATTACAGATGCTACACCAGCACAAATTAGAGACAAGGTTATTGGTTCTGTACAGTCATACCTTGACACTTCTGACACAGAAAAGTTCAACGGTAAGTTCAGACATAGTAAAGTTGCTGGTGTGATTGATGATACAGATCGTTCAATTAACTCCAACCTTACTGATGTTACAATGAGAAAGGATTTCTATCCTCAACTCAACTCAACATACTACTATGAGATTTGTTTTCAGAATGCATTTGATTTAGAGTGTGATGAACCTGTCCTGTCGTCAACTAAGTTTAGAGTCACTGAGTACCCTAACTTTGATGTTTATATTGAAGACAGAGATAAGAAAATTGTCCTATATAGACTAGACTCTTCTACTGGCGAAAAAGTAGTCCTAGACGATAATGTTGGGGATATTGATTATGAAAAAGGCGAACTTCAACTATATGATATGACAATCATCTTAGGATCGTATTTTGATAATCGTATCTCAGTAAGAGTAAAGCCTAGGTCAAAAGACGTTAAGGCACTCCGTGAAGTTTACTTAGATGTAGACGTTGCCAATTCCTCGTTCACTGCATATAAAGAGTAGTTAAATGACCGTCAAGACAAAGAGAATTTCAACTCTTATTGAGACACAACTTCCAGAATTCATCACTACTGAGTATGAACTTTTTAGTAAGTTCCTACAGAAGTATTATGAAGCTCAGGAGGTACAAGGCGGTGCGTTAGATGTAATCAGTAATATCCAGAAGTATGCAGACATTGATTACTATGAACAGAACCTTCTTAAGCAGAATGATGTTCTAGTATCTAATATTTCAGATAGTGACACAACCATTGTTCTAGAGGATGCCTCTTCATTCCCTGAGCAGAATGGTTATATTAAAATTGATGATGAAATAATCTTTTATGACACTCGCACTGATACTACCCTAGAAGGGTGTGTGAGGGGTGTTAGTGGTAATACCTCCCTAGGAGACCTATATGAGTCTTCTGACTTTAATAGCACTGATGCAGCAGCACACAGTGGTGGTAAGAAAGTACATAACATTAGTAACCTCTTTCTTTATGCATTTGTAAAGAATTTTGAGAGTCAGTACCTAGGTTCGTTTCCTGAAAAGTATCTTAAGGGTGAAGTAGACAAGAGAACCCTTATTAAGAACATTCAGAAGTTTTACAAGTCAAAGGGTACTACTTCTTCCATTAAGTTTATTTTTAATACTATCGTCGCTAAGGATATTGACGATAAACCAGAAATATACAAACCAAGAGATTTTACATATAAGGCATCTGAGTCTGATTGGATTAACATCTATTCACTTAAGGTTAAGGTTATCTCTGGTGATCCAAAGAGTTTAGTTGGTAAAGTAATCCATCAGACTGATCCTTTTGTTCAGGCAACTGTAGATAACGTATTTGAAGATAGTAATGCTGATGGTGAAAGAGTTTGGAATATTGTCCTTGCACCAGAGACTGTAACTGGTGAGTTTAATATCTCAACTAAAACAAAATTAACTTCCTCTTTATCAGATGGTGCTGCAGCAAATGATAGAATCAATGTTGCATCTACTATGGGATGGGACAATATTGGTTCTGTTCTTATTGGTGAAGAGGTTATTCAATTTAGTGATAAGAACGTATCACAGTTTGTTATATCCAAGAGAGGTTCACTTCCATTAACATTCCTAGAAGGTAAAGAAGTATACAAACCTTCTTTGATTCTTGGTGAAGGTGTAACACTACTTACACTAGGTTTAGTGTATAATGTAGCACCTACCACTAATGCACCACATTCAGTTGTTGGTGATAAGATACAAGAGTCTCTTCCTGGTTTCCAAACTGCAGATCCACGTATTATTGATATTAATACTAATCAGGTAAGATGGAAACTTAATAATTTAGGTCCAGTATCTGTCTCTACAAACCCAGTTATAGCAACGGATCTCAGCGGTGTATCTACAAATGTTTCTGCTATTTTAGAAGATGACCAATATTATTACATTGCCAGTTCATCATATCCTTCTTATAACATTCTAGACGTTCTAGAAGTTGATAAAGAAGTTAAGGATCAGAAGCAACTTAGAATCCTTCGTAAGAGACCAATCTCAACTACTGAGATCTATAAGACACCATCTAGAGATGTTGGAATACTTATAAACGGTGTACCTGTATATGGTTACAAGGATTCTGAATCTATTCGATTTGGTCTACTTGAGTCTATTAGAGTTGATAACAAAGGAAGAAACTATACTGTTCCTCCTTTTGTATTGGTTGATGGTTTACCTAATAGAGCAAATGCATTCCTTATTGGTAATGTTATTGATCGTATTGAAGTAGATACCACAGATATTTTTCCACAGACACCATCAATAGAAATAACCTCTGGTAGAGGTGGTAAGGCAACTGCTGTTGTTACAGGTGGTCAGGTTACTAGTATTAACATCGATGAT